CTTATTGGAATGCAGACACAACTTTAAAAACAGGTTGGGGTGCACAAGCATGGAACGATGGTGAGTGGGGTGAATTAAAAGATCAAACAGTATTTCCAACTGGTCTATCAATCACATCTAATGTTGGTTCTGTTGATGTCCCAGATCAAATTATAACTCCATCAAGTTTTGAAATCACATCTTCTCAAGGAGAAGCTTTTGTTCCTGTTGTATTAGAGACAAGTTTATCTGCATCTTTTTCTATTGGTTCAGTATCCGTAGTAGATATGCAGGTAGGGTTATCAGGTCAAGAAGCAACGTTTGCTATTTCTAACGTAGAAGTTAATGATCTAACTATTGGTTTAACAGGTCAAGAATTTACTGCAAGTCAAGGAACAGCAAAAGCACCAAACGAAACAGCTATAGTCTCTGGTTTATCAATAACATCACAACAGGGAACAGCTACAGGAACTTCTTCTCAAGAGGCAGATTTAACTGGAGTATCTTTTACTGCTAGCGTCGGTAGTGTCACAATACCAAATGACGTGGTTCAGCCATCTGGATTAGAGGCTACATTTGCTCAAGGAACTATCATAGGATTAGGTGGAGCGGTGGCTCAACCATCAGGTCTGAGCATGACATCCAGTGTCGGTTCTCTAACAGTGGAAGAGGGTCTGGGATTAACCGGTCAATCGTTTAACGCTAATGTTGGATCTGTATCATTAACCGATATTATTGTAGGATTAGATAGCTTCTCAATAACATCCAGTGTGGGGGCTGTAGATATCTTCGCATATGGTGATGTTGACACTGGCTCAAATACGTCTTATAGTAATGTTTCAACGGGTTCGAATGATACATATTCGGATGTTGCATCTGGATCAAATACAAGTTATAGTGACGCTGCATAGGAGATAATTTATGGCATCAACATTTACCCCTTTGGGTGTAGAACTTCAAGCGACTGGTGAAAACGCCGGTACATGGGGAACAAAGACTAATACTAATTTACAACTTATAGAACAAATAGTTGGTGGATTTACACAACAATCAATAGCTGGCGGTGCACAAACAACAGCTTTATCTGTTTCTGATGGATCAACTGGTGCAACTCTTGCACACAGAATGATTGAGTTCACAGGAACTATTACAGGAAATCAAATTGTAACAATACCTTTAGATGTTCAAACTTTTTATATTTTAAGAAACTCTACTTCAGGTGCTTATACAGTTCAGTTTAAATATGCTTCTGGTTCAGGAGGCACGGTTACTTTTTCAACGACAGACAAGGGCGATAAAATAGTCGTAGCCATGGCTGATGATGGAACTAATCCTAATGTCAAAGAAATAGCTTTAGGACTTACAGAAATTGTTTCAGACACATCTCCACAACTTGGTGGTAATTTAGATACTAATTCTTTCATGATAGATTTTGATGATGCCCACGGTATCAGAGATGAGAA